ATTGCTCCCTTCACTCATGATCGTAGGCATCCTGCGAACATGGTTGATGCGTTTCAATCTCGGCTGTTGCGTGCGTTGCCGCCAGTTGACCGTGATTTATTAGCTGCGTTTAAACTCTTTGTACAGGATTATGTCAACACACATTTTGCACCAATCACCAAATTGCGAACGTTTGAGGAATGGATCGAGGCCGCACCATACACACAGGTTAGGAAACAGGAATTGTCGGACTGTTACTATACCCGATGTTGGTCCAATTGGCCGTCACGGAGGACCTGTAGCCAGGTTAAGGCATTCATCAAGGCTGAAAGTTATCCCAAAGAGAAACCCCCACGGATGATTTGTTCACGCGTTGATGAGTTCAAGGTCTTCGCTGGTCCAATATTCAGCCAGATAGAATCGATAGTGTATCAAAACCCGGAATTCATTAAGCATGTTCCTGTCCCCGAGCGTCCGGCTGTGATTGCGAAATTACGGCAGGCTGGAGGCACCTACATCATTACTGATTATACGGCGTTTGAATCATCTTTTCTGCCTGAATTTATGGACGCCTGTGAGTTCGTGCTTTACAGGCGCATGTTGGAAATCTACCCTGGCATCGCTGATCGTCTCTGCGATGCCTTAGGCGGTACTCAACGTGTCAGCACCCGGCTCGGCGTAAAGGCCGAGTTTCGCGGGCACCGCATGTCGGGAGATATGTGCACGTCATTGGGCAATGGTTTCACGAACCTGATGCTCATGAAGTTTGTGTGCAATCAGACCGCTACGGTGGCCACTGGGCACGTGGAGGGAGACGACGGAGTATTTTCGATCGTGGGCAATGTTCCCAGTCCTGCGTGGTTTGCGCGCTTGGGCTTCGACATTAAGTTGGAGGTGCACCCTGACCCGTGCGAGGGTTCGTTCTGTGGAATTGTGGCTGCTGACGGCGGAAACATCAAGGATCCGGTGAAGTTCATTGAGAACTTCGGCTGGATTGATGGGTTCGTTGGATCCAGCCCGAGAGTGCTGGCTGGCTTGTTGAGAGCCAAAGCATTGTCCACTGTTTACGAGTGCCCGAACTGTCCAATCATCGCAGCGATTGCGCATAGGGCGTTAGCTTTGACCCGGGGCGTCCATCCCAGGTTCATTGATGAACGCCAT